GGTTTGCTTGTATATGGATTGCCATGTGGAAATAACCACCCGCTTCTGTGTTGCCTTGTCTGCTCCTGCAAGAATCTTGTGGCAGTTGTTTTTGACATCCCATCCGTTTTCCGAAGAGTAATCAGTAAAGTCAGAGAACATCTGTTCCACCAACGATACTGTAGGCACAATAATGAGTACCTTTTTATCCTTTGGAATCTTGCTCAGGTAGTACCGCAATAGCGCATAGATGATAAGACTCTTTCCGCTGCCTGTAGGAGACAGCAGAAGACATCGTTCTTCTTGCATGGCGTGTTGTACAGCATTAATCTGATGCTCATGAGGCGAAACTTTTTGTCCGTGTACATGAACATTCAAGAAGTCTTCCATGAACCCCTGCACATCAGCGGCTGTAGTGGTGAAAGCATTGCGTGTGGGCAGGGTAATGGTGTACTTGCGTTCATCCGCAAATTTCTGAATGTAATCTACAAGTCCTGCATAGATTGTCTGCGTATGGATGTTGTACAGTTTGATCTCACCGTTCCACATACGGGAGCGATACGCTGGCATAAACTTGTAACCAGGAACCTTGAAAGTAAAATAATCGGAGAGTTCGTGAGCAATGCCTTTATCGCAATGCACACGAACATTCACCGAATCTATTTCGCTTACATCAAGGTCAAACATTAAATCAAGTCCTCGTTTCCTACGGACTGACCATTGAACCGTATACTGTATTTAGTTCCCAAGTCTCCACTCCATCCAACAGTGGATATTCCGCTATATCTCATCATTAGGAGTCCATTGTGCATACTATCCTTCCAACGCTCAGGAGAGGCTTCTACGAGGCGGCAAAGGGTAACCACACGCTTGATGCCGAACTCTATAAGTGTACGAGCGCAATCGGCACACACTCCCCATGTGCAGTATACGGTTAGTCCCTGAGTTGGAAGTCCGTTCTGTAGTGCCTTGAATACTACTGCTCGTTCTGCGTGTTCGGTGCAGTAATTTTTTGTTTCAGTAGTGCACTCGTAGTCATATAAATTTTCGGGGATAGCGTTCCACGCTGCCAGTACCACTCCACCCACAGGAACTACAAGTACTGCACCCACCTGTGTTCTAGGATCAGTGCTATGTCGTGCGGCAGCAAATGCGTCTTGCAAGTACATACGATCCACCCACCAATTGGCAGGGTCTTCGCAAAGCGCAGTTGTGGGATTACTGCCCATTCACAAACTTACGCCAATCAATGGCATTACGAATTTTCCAATGGCGATTATTTAATTCCTTCACAATCTCTTCTAGGAGTGAAATCTTTTCCTTTTGATACACCACTCGCTGACGAGCCTTGGATATATCTGCATCTGCATTCAAATATAGATCAAGATCATTACGCAAAATCTTTAGTGCAAACGGCTCCCATCCACGAGCGGTTAACTGCTCTTGTGACATTTTACCTGTGTAGTACTCCCACTTGCTTCGTAGTGTGATGTCGTAATCACTTGTAATCTTTGCCAACGACAACCGCTCGTCCATTAGGAAGTTTAGGTACTTGCTGTGTAGTTGTGGAATCTTGAGGGATTCAATGTCCAATGCGGTTTCGTCCAACCGCACATCCCGTTCAATTTCTTTTCTAATATCGTCCAAGGTCATAATGTGTTCTCCGTAGGGGAGAGTCTACACCATATCCACTAAGAGTCAACCCCTATTCACAAACAAATATTAGTACCGCTCAATACTGTAACTTCTGTATCCAAAAGTAACGGTGGACTGTATGGGTTCAGGATCCATGATAGTGGATGAAAAATCAATAGCCGACAGGTTCTTGGGATACAGCCCTTCAAAGGTAACACTAATTTTGGGTTGCTTGCCGCTGTTCAGTACAACGAGATTGGCTGTGGTGAGGTGAGTATTCGGAGAGCGGAACTCCTCGTAATTTTCCACATTGGTAACAGAGCGCATCCAATTGTATATTTCAAGCCAATTTAAAAGAGCCTCGTCCACTATGAATGTAATAGTCAAGTCATCAAATTCCATTTTGGATGGAGCCTTGATGGGCACAAACGGATTAGGCATTGAAACATCCGTGAGTGTTACAGACGGTATAGAAGCAGTCTGACAGAAGTAAGTAGTATTCGGCAGTCTCGCCATAGAGAAACGAAAATATGTGGGCAACAAGGCACTGATATTTTCAGGATACCTGTTCTTGATGTCTGCGGGAATGTCAAATTCGAATGTGTTTGCCATACAAGTATGTAGAAAAGAACAGGGGAGGGCACGAAGCCCTCCCCCATGTCTTTGCTTGTGAGCAGTCTATTACGAAGCCACGCCGTGGAGGTTGTCCACGCGGAAGATACGGTAGTAGACATTTGCGCGAGTCTTCAGACCGCCGAAACCAACGGTGGTGCCTTCTGCAAAGGGGTTCGCGACCATGCCGTAGCGGGTCTTGAATGCCATCTTTGGTTGGAAGGTGTCGGTGGTAACAGCACGCATCATCTGAAGCGGAACATACGGGCAGTAGAAGATACCTGCATCGTATGGGCTGCTGCCCTTGTAACCCGTGCAAACAAAGTTGCTGGCACTGGTTGCAGTGGTGTCGATGTACGGATCAATGTAAACCTTGATCTTGCCGTTGAGGGTACCAGCAAAGGTATTGCCAGTGTCATCAACATCAAGGGTGGAGTTAAGAGCAGGTGAGATGTTCAAGAAACCACCCATTGCGAGGGCTGAAGCAACATCTGCGGAGCAGATGATGAAGTTGCCCTTACCGCGACGGGTATCCTTGGCGATCTGATTGCACTCACGCTCAATCTGGAACATCAGACCACGGAACTTTTCCGCGCTCCAACGACCATCCGAGTCCTGAATGAGATCGTACACGCCACCGACTGGCGAACCAGCGAGTGAAAGACCACCAATAACGGTCTTGTAGTACAGATCGCCTTGCTGTGCACCGAGTTTGGCTGTCTTGTACACAGTACGGACAACTTCGCGGTTGATTTCAGCAAGAATTTCCGTGCTGAGGATGTTCGCAAGTTCCGTCTCGGCATCAAGCCCGTGAACAGCCTTGAGATCCTGAGCAAGTTCAACGCTGTACGAAGCAGCAAGCATACGAGTTGCAGCCTGAACAGCCACGCGCTCGATACTGAATGCCATCTCGTTTGGTGTTCCGTCTTCGCCAACTGAAGTGCGAATAGCCGAACCAGTGGTGATACCGCTGACAAGAGTGGAATCGCCCAACTGTGAACCAGCAAACGGATCAACACCAAGGTTAGGACCGAATCCAGCAGTGTTACCTAGTCCCAAACCACCAGCAGCAGCACCCGAACCACCGCTACTGTTAGCGTAGGTCGAACCACTGTATGTGGTCATTGGCTCTTGGAAGAGAGCCTCGGTACCATTCTGTGCACCGTACTTGGTACGCATTGCAAAGATCAAGCCTGTCGGAGCCGACATAGCCTGAACGCCGCAGATGTCGTATGCCATGAGATTTGGCATGGCGCGACGAACCAATTGGATAAGAATTGGATCGTAACCCTGCATCGAAGGATTTTGACCACTAATAGCGGAGGACATACCGCCACCAGCCACATTGCCTGGTGCTTCAACGAGCATTTGCTCCTTGATTGCCTTCTCTTGGTTCTCCAAAAGAGTTGCCATTGTTGCACGCTTGTGAGCGTCCGTGATAGGACTCATGTCCTTGTGATCGAGAACAGGCTTCCACTTACGGATAGCCGCCTCGGTTAGAAACTTTTCGTCTGCCATGTTAGTATCTCCTTGAAACTGTTAAACAGTCTGTGACTGTGGTTTACTCTCGTGACTTGCTCATGGAGCGCACATACGCTTCAACGAGCGGGGTTGCTTCCGAAGCGTCTTCGTAGGACTCTTCGAGTCCTTCTTCCGATGATGCTTCTTCTGCTACTGTTCCGATGGATCCAATGTTCTCGCAGAGAACACCAATCTTTTCGGCAAACTGCTCAATCGTATCAAACTCTAGGTCTTCTGCGAGACGGCGAAGTTTTTCAACTTCAGTATCAGTCATTCCTTCGGAAATCTCGCGGAAGATGATCTCGCACTTGAGTTGCTCGACTTCTTCTGAGAGTTCCATGTTCTTCTCGACCTGTCCTTGAAGTTCGCTGTCGAGGGCTTCCGCCTGATCAACAGTGGATTCAAACAAGTCGAGTTTGTCTTCAGGAACTTCAATGTACGACTCGGTGAAGAGTCCCTTGAGGTTCGAGATAAAGTTTTCGGTGATCTCGGTGCGAAGACCCTTCTCTACAGCGAGACGGTTC